TATTAGCAAAGGAGTAGAGATGGCCGCCACGTATGTAACCGTCGCAGAGCTACGCGCCGATCTTGGTATTGGCACGCTCTACTCCGATGCGACAGTAGAAGAAGTTTGTCAAACGGCAGAAGATTTACTTAACCAATATTTATGGTTTAATAAAGCTCCAGTAGTGGCTACTTCGCTTTCCAATAACGTAGCTACTTTAATGTTGGCTAATCCGGGAATCTATGTAACCGGGCAAAACGTAACTATTGCCGCTTGCGGTGCAACTTTTAACGGTGCATATACTTTAACTGGCACTATTCCGTTTTCAACAGGTACCGCTAATTTATTACCTGCTATTTGGTGGAATTGGGCTTATCAAACATACCCAAGCGGTTATAGCTTTATTCAATATTCGAAGGTAGCAAGCGATCAACCTTTCCATCGCGTACTACCTTATGGCACGGCAACCGGGCCCGACCACAAGACAGCTAGCTACGCAAACACGCCGGCGATCCGTCAAGCCGCGATGATCCTTGCGGTGGACGTGTGGCAGGCCCGGCAGACTTCACAAACAGGAACGAACGGCATGGACGGATATAGTGCGTCGCCCTATAAAATGGGTTATCAATTAGTAAACCGAGTACGTGGATTAATTCAACCGTACGCTAACCCTTCAACATTTGTAGGCTGATATGCCAGCCGCGATTACTACCCTAAGAGGAACGCTAGCTCAAGACTTGGCTAATGCCGGAGTTTGGTCCACGTTTGCTTTCCCTAGCCCAACTTTATTAGCTAACAGCGTATCGATAATACCCGGAGATCCGTATATAACTCCGACCAATAACGATAACGCAACGATCGCACCGTTAGCGACCTTTAACATTTTAATAGCTGTACCGGCGTTTGATAATCAAGGAAACCTAGCAAGTATCGAAACGTTTTTAGTAGCGGTGTTTAACAAAATAGCCGCTTCTAATTTGGCCCTAACTGTTACTAGTGTATCTGCTCCGTCGATCTTAAGTGCGGCAAGTGGAGATCTATTAACTAGCACGATTTCAATCTCAACCCTAACTACTTGGAGTTAAATTATGTCAGATATATACGATATAAACGAAAATAATTTTCTGGCTCGAATAGGTCAGATAAAAGAAACACCAAAACCTAAAGCTGCGCCAATCGCAGAGAAAGAAGAATAACATGGCAGTAATGCTCAATACTAAGGTTGGCGTTAAAATCGCAACCGTAGATATTTCAGATCACGTATCTAGCGCGACGCTTTCGCAAACCTTCGATGAATTAGAAGTAAGTGCACTCGGCGATCTTTCGCACAAATTTACCAAAGGCTTAGAATCTTCGACGCTGTCGCTAGATTTCTTTAATGACTTTGCGGCATCACAAATTACTACCCTATTGCAGACTAACTACGGTAGTACCGTAACTGCAGTATTAATTCCAGAAAAGGGTACAGCGGTAAGCGCAACTAACCCGCTTTATACCGTATCAATTCTAATTAATAACCTAACACCAATTAACGGAGATGTTGCAAGTATTAATAATGCTTCAATCTCCTTTACTTGCAATTCCACCGTTGCATACGCAACTACAGGAACCTTCTAAGGAGTAAGAATGGCAAAGCTAAAGATAACAAGGGCTAACGGCGAAGTAACTGAGCACAAATCTAAGGCTCTACGCGAAAACGAAAAGCAGACGGATATTTTCTGGCTAGCTTGGGAATGTTTGCGTAGAGCTAACGTAACCGTACCTACCTTTGGAATTGAGTTTATCGATACGTTAGACACCGTCGAGGTGTTAGACGAATCAAAAAACTAATAGGGCGCGATAGTTTTCTTTACACGATCGCTAGCCTTTCGGTTGAAACCGGAATCGCGCCTAAAGAGTTTGTAGATATGGATCCGGAAATGTTAAGAGCAATTATCCAAGTATTACAAGATAGAGCAAAGGAGTTAAAAAATGCCAGTAAGCGTATTAGGCGTTGAAGACGTCCTTAAAGGTATTAGCTTTATCGATGAAGATATGTACTCGAGGATCCGTACAGCTATAAAGCCATTAATGCAACAGGTCGAAGGTAGAGCTAAAGGCTACGTCGCTAATAACTCAGAAGTTTTATCAGGCTGGACTAAGCCAATATCTTCTAATGTTGCATACCGGCCATTTCCTAAGTACGACGCCGCTACTGTTAAAGGTGGCATCGGATACAAAGAAGGACAAAACAGATTATTTAAAAACGGCTTTCAGGTTGAAAACTACGTCTATAACGTAAGCGCCGCTGGTCGAATCTATGAAACTGCCGGACGCGTAAACCCAGACGGCCGGGCTCCGGTTATGAGTACCACGCTAAAAGAATTAGGTAACGTACAAGGTTACGAAGGCATGAAGGGCGGAAAGAAAAGATCCACTCGAGATTACAGCTCTAATAATCCCTTTGCAGGTAATCAATTCGTTACAGCTTTAGAGCCGGTTACTTCTCAGCCAAAGCTTAAAGGTATTAGAGGTGGCGGCAGAAAAACTAAAGGTAGATTAATTTACAAGGCTTGGGCCAAAGATAGCCCAAAGGTTTATCAAGCAATACTAGACGCTATTAATGCCACTGCTATAGATTTTAATAAGGCTACAGAAGTAAAGAAGGCCGCCTAGTGGCTAACGTAGTCGTATCCGCCTTAGCTACTTGGAATGGTAGAGCACTTAAGAAGGGCCAGAAGGACGTATCCTCATTTGATAAATCGGTTAAAGCTTTAGGTCGTACCTTTGGCGTAACCTTTAGCGCCGCCGCCTTAATTAACTTTAGTAAGAAGGCCGTTAGCGCTTTCGCGGCAGATCAAAAGGCGGCTAAGTCTTTAGAGGTACAGCTAAAGAATACTGGTAATGAGTTTTCAGCTCCAGCAGTAGAGATGTACATAGCAAACCTACAGAAAATATCAGGCGTATTAGATGATGAATTACGTCCAGCCTTTCAATCATTATTAACAGTTACTAAGTCTGTCGAGTTGAGCCAGTATGGATTAAACACTGCTCTAGAAGTAAGTGCGGGTACTGGCGCTTCTGTATTAGAAGTTAGTAGGGCTATCGCTAAAGGCTTTGCCGGTCAGACCAAAGCTCTTAAAACCCTGGTACCCGGCCTAGATGAAGCCGCTTTAAAAACTGGCGATATGGAAGCAATACTTAAACAATTAAATAAATTATTTGCTGGACAAGCCGCCGCACGTCTAACTACCTACGCTGGCAAGATGGATCTATTAAAGGTAGCAAGTGCTAACGCTACTGAAATCATAGGCGAAGGTTTAGTAAATGCTTTAACAGAATTAAGCAAAGATAAAAGCATAGCCAACCTTGCCGACAGCATGGAAAATCTAGCTACTAATACAGCGGCCGCTATAACTGAACTTGGTAAAGTTATTGGCAAGATTACTCAATTAACTAGTAATCCATCATTTAAAGCCGCTCTAATCTTTGCCGCTTTATTAACTAAGAATCCTAAAGTAGTAACCGGTACCTTAGCCTTTGTAGGAACCTCTGGCGCTTTGGAATTAGCCAGTAAAGATTATGGCTTAGGAGATCAAGGCGGCACACCCTTTGGACAAGCCGGGTCAGCTTCCAAATTACAAAGCGATAAAGAAAAGAAGATCTTGGCCGCGTTATTAAAATTACGTGCAGAAGAAAACGCAAAAATTAAAGCTAAGAACGATTTAGAGAAGCTCAAAGACAAATACGACTTAGAGCGTATTGGTTTAGTCGCCGCTTTAAACGGTATAACCGATGATGAAACCCGCGTACGCATAGCTGAAAAACTTGCAATATTAGACGGTAATGCCGCTAGGGCCCAAGAATATATAGCGGCAGATCAAGCTTACGATTGGCGATTACAGGAGATAAATTCTCTTAAAGAATTGACTACGGCTCAATATGCGGCGGCTAATTCAATGACTACTTTAGCGGATTGGGTATCTTATCGAGCAGGTGAAAGAGCTAGTCCACTTAGTAGCGTGCCTATGTCAAACCCCACCGCTGGTACCCCTGTAAGTAATGTACCAAGTGGCGGTATCACAATGCCAAGCGCTGTATTAAATACTCAAAACTCCGATTGGTTAGCTTATAGAGCTGGCGAGCGTGGCGATGTGAACATAAACGTAGCAGGTTCATTATTAACAGATCAAGATTTAACCGACACTATCCAGCGCACGATATTACAAATCAATAAGCAAGGCCGTGGCACTACCCCAGCCGGCGGGTTATCAGGTGGTACATAATGGCCGTGCCAACAGTGAACGCATTTATCAATTTTTCAACTTCTCCTATTTTTGCTCAAGCTATGATTTTAGATCAAGGCATACTGGGCACTAACGTACTAGCTGATAATGCCGCCGTTATAGTCGATGTATCTAACCAAGTGGACTACATAAAAACTCAACGTGGCAGAAGCGCCTTAGTAGATGAATTTCAGACCGGTACTTTAACTTTACGGATCTTGGATCAAAACGGAGATTTTAATCCTCAAAATCCAGCTAGTCCTTATTATGAGCTATTAGATCCGATGCGTAAGGTGCAGATAACCGCAACCTATAACGGTGTTACCTACCCTATCTTTGCTGGCTTTATTACTAGCTACGTAACTACCTATCCTAAAGAAGATGTAAACGCTGTTACATATACGACTATTCAAGCTGTCGATGCTTTCAGATTGGCGCAAAATGCCCAGATCTCTAACGTTGCAGGAAGTACGGCTGGCGATTTATCAGGTACTAGGTTTAATCAAATTTTAGATGAGATCTCATGGCCGTTATCAATGCGCGACGTAGATGCAGGTTTAACTACTTTGCAAGATGATCCGGGCACTACTCGGACTTCCTTAGCCGCTTTACAAACTGTAACCCAAAGTGAGTACGGAGCCTTCTATATAGATGCGTCGGGCTCTTTCGTATTTCAAGATAGAAGCGTTACCGTAGGTTCGGCTGGCGGTACTCCTACAGTGTTTTCTAGGTTCGGCTGGCGGTACTCCTACAGTGTTTTCAGATACCGGCTCTGGGATCTATTACCAGAATGTATCGTGGATCTTAAACGATGTTTTAGTATTTAATAAGGCAACTATTTCAGCTACAGGATTAACCGCTCAAGTGGCAACTAATTCAGCTTCTATAGAAAAGTATTTCTTGCACTCCTATTATTTAGATGGCTTATTAATGCAAACCGAGCAAGTAGCACTGGACTACGCACGTGCCTACGTCGCCTCTAGAGCCGAAACTTCCGTTAGATGCGAGTTTATCGAGCTCGATCTTTATACACCTAATTACAATACTGGAATAGTAGCGGCCCTAGATCTGGACTTCTTCGATCCGATAACAGTAATTACTACTCAACCGGGCGGATCTATTTTAGAAAAGACTTTACAAATATTCGGAGTAAGTAACGTAATTACTCCTAATAGTTTTAAAGTTATGTTTACTACTTTAGAGCCTGTAATAGATGGCTTCATTATTGGCAACGTAAATTACGGTGTCTTAAATCAAAACTCACTAAGTTACTAAGGAGAAGATATGAGTGCTGGACAAGGTTTTAAAACCTTTGCTACTGGAGATGTATTAACCGCTAGCGATGTAAACGGTTACTTAATGCAAGGTATATGGGTGTTTGCTAGCACTGCCGCCAGAGATGCGGCCGTAACAGCTCCAGCCGAAGGTAATTTTGCTTTTACTAAAGATACTAATAGTTTATGGTATTACGACGGCGCCGCTTGGGTAGCTTCAGGTGCTACCGGTGATATTGAAGGCGTAACCGCTGGAATAGGAATTAGCGGCGGCGGTACTTCTGGTACCGTAACAGTTACTAACTCAATGGCAACCGCTATCGACGCTAAAGGTGATTTAGTCGTAGGTACTGGGGCAGATACTTTTAGTAGATTAGCGGCCGGGACTAATACTTATATTTTAACTGCCGATAGCACCCAAGCTACGGGGTTAAAATGGGCCGCTCCTTCTGGCGGTGGTGGCGACTTTGTGAAAATTACTTCAGGTAGTTTCAGTGCACAATCTAGCGTAAGTATCAACGGAGTTTTTACCAGTACTTACACTACTTACATGGCAATTATTGAATCCGATGGATCAGTTAATGGCGCAGATTTACAATCACAATTTACTTATGCTGGACCAACTACTGAAACCGCAGGTTATTATGGCGCAGGACAAAAATATAAATATGATGATACTTTAAGTGGTTATGGATTTCAAAACGCTGCTCAGGCCACTATCGATAACAATTTAAATCCTTCTAGTTTTGGAACTTATACAATTTATTTTAAAAATGTTGGTAATAGTTCTGAATATGCTTCCTATTATGGCTTTGGTATGAGTGATGATGCCAAAGCAACTTTATTATTCACAAATTGGCAAGTTACAGCAAGAAATTACACTGGGTTTTTATTGAAACCAAGCTCAGGAAATATAACTGGCACTTATGCTATCTATGGATTGGCGAACTAATGACTAACGAAACTAAACTAGTACACAATGTACAAACTGGCGAGATCGAAATTCTTGAACTTACAGATAAAGAGCAAGAAATTAAAAACGCGGAAAGCCAAGCGAGTATAAATGCAAAGGCTGAGAAAATTGCAGAGCTTCAAGAATTGAGATTAACGAAAATATCTGCATATGAAAAACTAGGTCTGACAGCAACGGAAATTGAGGCTTTATTGCCAACGCCTGTTGAAC